GTAGAAATAATTTTATTAGACGATAAATTGTTAGGTCTTACATATCTTGCTAAAAATACAAAGGCTACTACTTTCTTCCAAGAGCTAGATCAGGTATTAGTAAATAAGAGATAATTATGTCAGAAGATAAAAACAACCAAGCTTTTGGAGAAAATATCAATAAAAGTATTAGTAACCTTCAACAAAATTTTGAGCCGCATAATTTTTCAAGAATGATATGTGAAGTTATAAAAAGTCAAACAAATATACCTAAAGCTATTAAAGAAGTTATAGATCAATCTCTATCAGACAATGTACCAACGCAAGAAATAATAAAAAATATAATTAATAAACATACAACCTATATGATAGGAAAATGTATACTAGGTGGGAGTATATTAATAAGTATAGTCACAGTATTAATTAAATCAAAATCTTAGACTGTTCCTTATTACTCCGCACCCGGCAAGCTAACTTCACCCATTTCGGTAACTTCCTCAATGTCTAGCTGGTGCCTTGTATCGAACTTCCTAAAAAACTCACACAGCTCAATCTCTGTAATAAGGGTTTTTGTTACGTTATCGGGGGTTAGCTTCTCCAAGCCGCTACTCAAGAAGCAGCTCAAGCCTTCTGCCGTCATCTCGCTGTCGATAATAGAGAGCACCTTAAGCGTTGGGTGCGTGCTTAGGAACTGCCCGCCTTTATCGGTAATATTAGACTCGTCTATAATGAGCGTATGCAGGCCGCTGTTTTTTGCTATGATTTCGGCTGCTTCATCAGTTAAGTTGCAGCGTGACAAATCCAAATGCTGCAGAGTTTTATTATGCTCAAGCGCTCTTAATCCTTCTACATAAGGATGGTTTTGGCTTAAATCCAATATCTTTATTGTGGTGTTATTTGCAAATATTTCAGTTAGATAATGATTGGCAATTAACGTTTGTGACAGATTAAGTTCAGTAAGAGTTTTGTTTTGATTAAGTATTTTAATCATTTCAAAAACTTTTTCATCTTGCTGTCCGTTAAATATAAAATTATTATGTTCTAAAGATAGTATTTTAATATTATTCTGAACAATTGCAGCTACTCCGCTCGGATAAATGCCGTTATGCCCTAGATTTATTTCCTCCAGCGCATCTACTTCTGCCAATGCAATAGCACCGTCATTTTTAATATTCTGATAAACTAACGATAATTTCTTGATATAGGAATTCTGCTTCAATGCATTGCTAAGTTCTTTAATAATTTTGTCATTATCTGCATGCAGTAAGTGATAAAGAAAATCCGTAGTTAGCTCAAGGTTACTATAGCAATAAGTATTATCAGCAATCTGCTTTAACAGTTTATCAAACTCTTTTCTGGTTAAGTTAGTAGTTTTTATATTTGACTCGTCGTTTTCTCGTATGATTCTCATAATTAGATACCTATTTTAGATACGGGATAATTGCTATTACAATGGCTAAAGTGGCAAATTGAGTACCGACAAACCATTTTATCATTTCATTTTTAAAATCCTTAATATTAGATTTTAATTCACTAATATCCTCTTTTAATTCCCCTTTTAGTTCGATAATATCGGCTTTAGTAGCTAAAGTTCCATCGCGTTTATTGACTATACCGACAATAGCCTCAGCTTGTTTTTCATTAAACATTTTTTCGCGAATTAGTGTTTTAACCGCTTCATGTGTATCTAAATAAGCCATATTTTCTCCGTTACACTTTTTAACTACAAGTTATATCATTTTCCTGCTCCAATTTAAAGCGTTTATTCATCGTTAAAAAAATACAAAAAAATAAATATTTTTTCTTGCATCGTTTTGCTCGGTGTTAAAATTAAATTTATGGGTACTGCTTGATCACAGTGCCCTCGTCATGGCGAGACGTACAAGGCCTCCCTTAACTTCAGGGACGTCCAGGAGGATAAGACGATAAAAGAACACCCATCTGAGGCAAGATGTAAAAATGTCGGGATAAGTGCTTCCCACGGTTTGTTTTTTTTCCGCGTAAAGAAAGGCTACGTCATGGCGAGACGTTAAAAGGTCGGGATTACACAATCCCCTCGTTTACTTCTTCATCGGCAAAAAGAAGACGTCATTTTGCGAGACGTATAAAAGGCATCCCGACGGGGACGTCCAAATAGAGAATAAGGACGATAAAGCTCTAATTAAGTTAGTACTAAAAAATTTAATAAATATTTTTTAAAAATTAAAACGAGATAATTTTATGGCAGACAAAAAAAATGCCCCTTACGGCTTAAAGCCGGCTTGTTCAATCACGGGCGGTGCTTGGACTGAAAAAACAAACGTATATTATATTGCGGCTAATGCTGGAGGAACTACAACTTATGCAACACCGATCTTCACCGGCGATCCTGTTATTTGGAATGCGACACTAGCTTTAGGAGGCGAAAATGTAGGAGGAGGCACAATAGCAAGATATGCATTTAGTGGTGATGGTAGCAATGCCGCGAATATAGTACCTGTATTAGGAGTCTTCTGGGGCTGTGAGTATACGCTAGCTACTGGTGAGCTGGTAAAATCACAATACTGGCCTGGTAGCGTTGCTGTGCAGCAGGGTAGCAAGATTAAGGCTTATATAATTGACGACCCGATGGTTGTATATGACATTCAAGTTTCAACATGGACTAATACTCTGAATGATGCAAGATTTACTTACGGTATGTTTGGGCAGAACTTCGGCTTCGGACTTGGTGGTGGTGGTAATCAGATACTACCAAATAATAACCCAACTGCCGGCAGTACGCGTACAGGTCAATCAGCTGTTTATTTAGCTACTACATTTTCAGCAAATAATAATCATGCCAACGCAGCGCATACCGTAGCTACCTTGCCGCTTAAAGCAATCGGTTATACGCCCAACCCACAGAATGGTCCTGCAAGTTATACGCAAGATGCTACGACATCACCATTCTTAAGCATAAGGGTAATGCTTAACAACCACGTATACAAAGTCGGGACACTCGGCACAGTAGCAGCATAAACAAATAAATATGGAGAATAAATAAAATGGCAATAAACACCAATCAGATAGCTGCGCTATTACGCCCTGGACTTAAGGCAGTATTCGGGCAGCTTCCACTATATCCGGAGCAATGGAAGGAGATTTTTACCACGTACCAGTCAGACAAATATCAAGAAATTGATGTTGAAATGAAATACTTAGGCGCAGCTGACATAAAGGCGGAAGGATCGCCTTATGCAGTTGATACGATGGGACAAAGAACAGTGACAAACTATGTTCATAAAAGAGTAGGTTTGTCCTTTACGATTACTAAAGAAGCTATGGAAGATAATTTGTATCAGAGTCAATTTCCACAGCAGGCAGTTTCTTTGCGTAACTCGCTGAGATCAACCAAGAATATTCTAGGTGCAAATGTACTTAATAATGCATTTGATATCAATTATCCTATTGGGGATGGGCAACCTGTGTGCTCGGCAAATCATCCAATAGATGGAGGTGTATTTTCTAACACTATAGGAAATATTGATCTTAGTTTAACTGCGCTAGAGAATATGATTATTCAGATTCAGCAAACCCCTATGGCTTCAGGGATGTTAGCGCAAATTATGCCTAAAAAGCTAGTTGTTGCTCCCGGTACTCAGTTTGTCGCATCGGTTTTGCTCAATACTAAAGCTGTTCCGAGTTCGGCAAATAATGATATAAACCCGATTTATCACAGTAATTATGTACCTCAAGGATATGTAGTTAATCAGTATTTAACAAATCCTAAAGCGTGGTTCATTATTACAGATTGCCCGAACGGTTTAAAGCATTACCAGAGGACGCCGGTTGAGACTGATACATATGTAGATTTCCCGACAGATAATATCATGGCAAAAGCAGGAGAGCGCTATTCATTTGGGCTCTCGGATCCAAGAGCTATTTTCGGATCACATGGTGCTTAAAGCATAATCTTTACTCAAGGGTATATTTTTTAAAATAAGATCTTACCCTTGAAGTAATAACTTAATAACGGGGATATAAGGAGAATAAAATGGCACAAAATACAGTATATCAATGGCCGATACAAAACCTGCAAGCAGTATGTAAGACTCAGGATGCTAATGCAGGAGATAACTTGATATTAAACGGAGTTATGGCGGTATCGGGAGCATCACAGATTTCTTTTATAAGGACAGGAGTTTCGCGTTCAGTATCGATTAGTTCTACGGATAATCTTTCAGGAGCAAAATTTACTGTAACAGGTATTCAGAACGGGGCAGGAATCATAAAAAATAATATTACGGGTCCTAATAATAACACCATTTATACTGATGAAATATTCGACGTAATAACTTCGGTGACTGTAGATTCTAATGTTACAAATGTACAGGTAGGGACGGGTAAAGAGGGGTTTCTACCTTTAATCGGTGCAGACCCCAATTTTTCAAGATTTAATATCAGAAGTACAAATGGCTCATATGCACTGTCGGTAATACCGATGACTAATGGAGCACCGTCAGATGATGGAATTACATATACAGTTTGGACTACTTTAGAAAATATAGATGATAATGGAATACCTTTTAAAAATCAGATAGACCGTTTTTTTTCATTAGAAGGTACGGAGGAAGATGAAACAGGATCGATAATGCTTCAGGGTACTGGCTTGACAAATTATATACTGTTACAAGTGAATGATTCTGCTCATCCAGTAACAGATAGCTTAGAATTTATATATATGCAGTCTTAAGGATATGACCAAGTGGAAAAGAAACAGGATTTTGAAAGCTGAAAAGATAGCAGTGGCAAAGGCGAATAAGCAAAGTAATGACGCAAGTTATATTGGTAATATTTTTAACAAAATCAGAAATAAGATTGTAAAAATAATCAAAAAGTTTAGGAAATAATAAAAAATGGCTACATCAGGAACATATAATTTTCAGTCAGTGCAGACAGAGCTTTTAATTAGGGAAGCATATGAGAGAATTGGGATTTTAGGGGAGTTTGTAGAACCGCAAAAGCTTGATTCTGCTAAGAGAAGTATTGACTTGTTGTTATTAGAATGGATGAGTAAAAGCATTAACTTGTGGACGTTAGAGACGGCTTATTTAACTTTAGTGCCAGGTCAAGGACAATATATATTACCAACTTACGTGAGTGATATTATACAGGTAAATAATAGAACATATCTCGGCGGCGGAGATATTATAATAGTAAATAATAGAGCATATAGACGTCAGTTAGGGGGAGCAGCGCTAACAAACGGTGAAGGGGCAAATGATGGAAACGCAGTGGCGCTAAATGCATTTGACGGAAATAGCCTAACTGCATGTATTCAAGCAGAAGCCAACGGTAACATTTCGTATAGTTATGCAGTAGATACGGTAATTAGCTTGATCGGACTGCAATCAAATACTACTACTTTTTATTCGATTATAGTAGAAGTTTCGCAAAATGTCTTAGATGACAATAGTTGGGTAGAGTTATTTGCTATTACTCCTCAAATCTTTACTCAAGGAGTAATTAAATGGATAGATGTCCCGAGCACAACTAGCGCAAAAAGCTATAGAATTAGAGAGACAGGCGGGGCTACATTAAATCTTCAGGAAATTTATTTTTGTACTAGTGTTGATAATACTATTGACACTCCTGTTGCCAACGTAAGCAGATATGAATTTTTATCTTTTCCCAATAAGCAATTACCAGGAAAACCAAATATTTATTATCTGGATCGTCAAATAACGCCAATCTTAAATTTCTGGCCTATTCCTGATAACACGTATTATATATCTTATTCATATAAAAAAATGATTCAAGATGTGGGATCAGTAGGAGCAGTTTATACGAATAATTTACAAATTCCTGCAAGATTTTATCCGGCGTTGGTATGGGGATTAAGTTGGATGCTGGCAATAAAGTATAAGGAGGAAAAAGCCCCGATGTTGCAAGCAGAATATGAAAGATCATTTCAATTAGCGACTGATGAAGATACGGAAAGAGACACAATACGAATATATGCCTCTTACGATAATTACGGGTATTATACATGAGCATGAAATATAAAGGTAAATATGTAAGAATTAATCCCAAAGACCCGAATGCTCTTGGAGTATGTGACGATAGCGGCTTTGTATTTAATCACAAAGATTTATGTAAACAAATGGAATGGAGAGGGGACGCGTTAGTATGGACCGGACTGATGAAGGGTAGGCCGTACTTAGATGTCCCTTCAGAGCAAAATAGACCGCCGAAAGTGGGGCGCGATCCGATCCCAGTTGCTAATCCGAGGTTACCAACGCCGTATACTGATCCTGAGGCAAATCAAGTATTACCGTACGATCAGTTGATTAATAAACTTAATAAAGCGCATTGGAATTAGATATGAGTGATCCGAATACATTACGAGTACTAGAAATTGATGGGGGGGGGCGAACGCGGATATTTAGCAGATAAGTTCTTAATTCAATTCGTGCAATTATGGGGAATTGACCCAGGAGATATTTGGAAGCATTTTGATGTAATTTGTGGGACTTCTATAGGAGGTATATTAGCTCTAGCATTAGCAGCGGGTCGAACTCCGGAACAATTATTACCTTTTTTTACAAATCAGGGACCATATATTTTTAGTACAAATGGGACTCCTTCTAGCACTGCAAGCATTTTTACCAAAGCCGGTGTATTATTACTACCCAGTGTTTTTGGAAATACTTTCTATGGTACGTCAGCGGGCACGCCTTACGGATCTGCTTTATTATATGAAACGGTTCGGAATATGTTAAAAGAAGACCCTAATGATCCTACGTCAAGGGATTTAACTTTACAAGACTTAAAAACGAACGTAATAATTCCGGCTTATGAATATGATACTTTAAGATATGTAACGTTTTCAAATCTTAATTATGCAGAATTTATCGGCAATACGGCTTTAGCAAGTGACGTAGCATTATCTACCAGCGCAGCACCGTTTTATTTACCGATCTATTCTTTCGGAGGTCATTCATATTCTGACGGTGGGATTTACCAAAATAACCCGGCCGGTTTTGGTCGTGTGTTAGCGCAAAGTATCAAAAAGAATGCAAAAAAAATGTGTGTGTTATCCATCGGAACAGGCTTAGGACAACAAGGATTTTATGACCCTGCATCAGAAACAGTTGAATTTGCAAGACTAATAAAGAGAGCCTTAAAAACACAGTTATTAGTTGAGCCTTCAATGTTGATAAGGCATCCTGAGCTAAACCGCGTGTTTTTTGATCCCCCGGAAGAAGATGAAGAAGAAGCGGCTTCAGTAGAATTAATATTTAAATTATTTAATATTGCAACGACCGGAGGACAAGAATCCGTCGCCAGAACATTACTGCTTGATTCGTTATATACGCGTAATAAATTATATTATTACAGATTTCAGCCAAGACTTGATACTGTTAATAATAATACGGAACTAGATAATACTACTTCGGAGATTTTAGCATATTACCAACAAACAGCTCAAACCTGGTTTGAAGATGACATAGCAAATATCAGTAACTTCTTAGGTCATTTAACAGCATGAAATACGACGTATTACATAATTTTATATCGCCTGTCACCGGTAGGATACTAGTTGATACCGATTACGTTATTGTGGGAGATGATAATGGAGTAGGAGTACCTTCCCCAATTTTAATCGATCTAGAGCTAGACTTAATAAATCTTCGAGCAAATTATAATATCTTAAGACAAGCATCTTTTGTGATCGGATATCCTAATGATCAATTACCTAATGCTCAGGTACTTAACTCTCTTGATGACGGTTATATGTATAATACAGAAGGAGTGGTTAGTACTAATGTTCGTATTCCTATAACTGCTTTACCGAATTTAACAGAGAATCATTTATGGAGAGGAGATAGTGAAAATAATCCGGTAGAAGTAGCTCATATCGCAGTTAATAATTTACCGAATTTAACGTACAATAGAGTATGGGTGGGGAATATTATCAGTCGTCCAGTAGAGAGTAATTTTTCTATTGCCCCTGATAACGCAACATATGTAATACGCACTCCTAGCTTATCACTACCTAATGCGCAGGTATTAAATGAACTTGGTACGGGAATGGCAAAAATAAGTTTTGGTGGATATATAGCAATAGCTACGTCTGGCGTGGATTATGTTACTCCCGCGGAGTTAGAAGAAGCAATAGGAGTTGTAGAAGAAGAAATAGCCGATTTAGAAGTTGAAGTTGAATTAGAATTTTTAGGAGTAGAGTTAGAGATAGCCGGTTTAGAATTAGAGATAGCAGGCTTAGAGTTAGAGATAGCCGGTTTAGAATTAGAGATAGCAGGCTTAGAATTAGAGATAGCCGGTTTAGAATTAGAGATAGCCGGTTTAGGGCTAGCGCTGGTCGGAGTGCAAGGTCAAGTTTTTATATTAGAAGGAACAGTTGCAGGACTAGGTTTGACTGTGACATATTTGGAAGACAGAGTCGTTGCCCTACAAAATCAAATAAATAATTTAAGATTAAATAATATTCCTGCTGATGGAAATGTTTCGTTATATAATTATCGGATAATTGATTTAGCAGATCCAGTAGATCCTCAGGACGGAGCAACTAAGGCTTATGTAGATAGTGCCGTAACCGGAAGTGCAGGTAGTCTTACTATTGAAGGTTTTGTAGTGGGGGGACCACCGGTCGATAATGTTATTACAACGACAAGAGGGCCTACTTGTTTGCTGACTAATATTCCGGCTGGCGGGGATGTCAGCATGGACAATTATAGAGTAACCAATTTAAAGCAATCTCCTGAAGGGGATTTTGATGCGGTAAGTTTTAAGTTTTTATGGGACCTAATGCATGACGAGGTAGAAATATTATGGCCTTAAGTAATATAACGGTAAAAGGTGTAACTCCCGATTTATCGATATTAGGGAATTACCAAAGATTTAGCTATGAGGATAATTTAACTTCATTTCAGTTAGATAATATATTTGTATCTACAACGCTGATACCGGCTCAAATGAATTTTGAGTTTAGGAATAATCAATTATCCGGGTTTCGTTGGTATCATACTACAACCGATACTGATAGCTTCGGTTCTTTAGCATTACAGAGCTTTGTCAATGCAGAACCTGACGGAACAGATATAATGATTTTTGATCAAGATGGTTCTATTAATTTTATTGCTCCTATTACTATTAGTTCTCTTAGTGTAGGACATAATCTTGATATGAATGATTATCGGATAATTAATTTAGCGGATCCTGAAGATCCTCAAGATGGAGCAACTAAGGCTTATGTAGATGGTAAAACTATAACTCTTACTGGAGCAGTAACTGGTACAGGTGTATTGGGAACAATTGCAACAACATTGACGGCAATTACAGTATCACAGATAAG